TCTTTTGCTTCCCTTATCCAAATATTGCCCTCCTACTGGCAAACCTAAGTAGTCTGTGCCCTTATGTATTAGCATTCCTTTTAACCTTCCTTCGTTCTCTCCTGTAGTTGCCCTGTTCGTCGTAAACCTTGCCACCGGGGATAAAGTTTATGCCTCTTACAAGTATTACTTGTTCTTGTTTAGCTGTTATGAATTTTCTTTTAGCTCTGTAGCCTAAGTTGACTATAACCCCGCCTTCTCTACCTATTCTTTCAACTGTTCCTTCCATACCAACAGCCCATAGCGGTACTTGAAAGCCAGCTGATGCTATTTTAACTGTGTCTCCTGTTATTACCTTTGAGTTTGGAGTTCTTATTCCCATTTATATTTCCCCCTTATACAAAGTCATCAAATACTATAGGGATTACATTTTTAAGTTTTTCAAGAGCCATACCGGCTACTTCCCTCATCTGTGGGTGTGGTGTTCCTGTGGTGCCTAAATAGCGCAAATTAAAAAAATGTCTCCATTCTCTAATGTTGTAAGTTACTACTATCTCTGTTTTTAAGCTGTTGGGTAATACGCTTCTGGCCTGTTGGGCATTACAACCTAATTCCAATAACGCAAAATATGATGCCTCGGAGAATTTGCAACTGTTTTCCCATACTGCGTATTCGTCTGAGCCTTCGTCAAAGAATAACGGCTTTATAACGGTTATTTCGTTCCCAAACCGCTTTTGTGAGTAGTTGCAATACCTAGTTGATTCCTGACTGTATGCCGCTAGTCTGTGGCGTACTATTTCGTGGCTCACTCCCCTGTCACAAACAAACTTGACTGTAGCTGTGATATGCTCTAGTACTGAATGGTGGCCGTTATTTATTATTTTATTGATAAAACGGGCGGTTTCTTTTTCGTCCTCCCCTTTTTTATCAGATTTGTAGCATACTCTCCCAGCCATCTCAGTAAGTTCCATCATTTCAATTCCCTGCAGTAAACATTTAGGGCTTAAAACTTCTACGGATGCGTTAATTATTTTCATTTTTTATTAGTCCTCCTCTTCAGTAAAGCCATTGCTAACATATGCTTCGTACATTCCTCTTATATATTCAGCAGCAGCTTGTGTGCCTTCCAATAATGATAAATTATCCATTTTCATCCTCCTCTTCGTCTTTCTGCTCTTTTTCATCAAACTTCTCTAATGCTCTAGCAAGTGCTTCCTTATTTACAACCCAATAATCATGCATCGTCTTCGTCATCCCATATCTCTTCGGCTACGCCTGTTAAAGCTTCGATAAAGCCATCGTCTTCAAACTTCTGGGTTGCCCTGTCTTCCTTGTCCATAGCTAACCGTTCTTCCATTATTGCGACCTTGCGTTCTTCTATCTTTTGTTTCCAGTCAGCCGGCATTATGTCAAAATAATCCTCTATCTTTTGTAATGCTCTCATTCGGTCTTCTAACTCAACTTCTATTCCCTGTACGCCTTCTTTTAACCTATGAATTATTTGACCGTCTAAGTATTCAGCTGGCTTAACTTTTACTCTGCCTGTAGCAGTAATATCTACAAAATCAGCCATGTCAGCAAATGCTATCCTAGCATACATATCAACAACATCCATCGCTGATATATGCAGTTCCTTACTGAGCCTTAGTTTCAACCAACAAATATATCTGTTTACGGCGTACTTTTTACGTATAGACCAGCCCATCACATTGGCAGACGAGGTTGTATAGCCTGCCTTTATAGCTGCTGTCTTAATGTTAAAATTGTGAACATAATACTCGCAAAATTTGCGTTCCTTTTCAGTAAGCGGTGCTACAACTTCTTTCCTTGATAAACCTAGCAATTCCTCTTCGTCTTCTTCAAGATATAAAGCGTTATCACCTTCACGAATATATTGCCTTGTAGTTCTCCTGTCCTTTTTCACCTTTTCCACCTGCCTTTATACACAAAATAGGTAGAGAACTTTTACTTTCCCTACCTATTTGCATTAAATTTAGTCGTCTTGCATCCTTTGCTGTCTGTATGTAGTCTTTACATCTAGTGATTCCTTTAGCCTTTTCCTAAAGGTTATCATGTTGCATCTACTGCAATTGTATTCCTCGTTAATAAAAAATGATGAGTGCATGTCTTTGCATGTATTACAAAACCTATCAGCTATTTCAGCATCGTCTAATGTACAGAATAGCTCTAACTTAAACTTGGTCCAATTCGGTGTTTCCTTGACTTTACTTATTTTCCACGTTGAGTCGTGAAGATGTTTGTTTGAAATAATATTAATTGCCAACCACTTGCAAACCTTCATATAAGCGTCCTTTGACTTAGCAGCTTTGAATGTCCTTTCAAAATACTTTTCGCTTATTTGCATTTATTCCGCCCCCTGACCCCATCTAATTATTTTAACCTCTGAGGTTCTGTGTCCCATTCTGAGAGCCTCTTGATGATTTGGTATATAAATATCAATCTTATTTCCTTGAATTGACTGTCCTCTATCCTCAACCTCGTAGAGGTTACCATCAATTTCAACCAATGTACCAAACGGGAAACGGTTGTCCATCGCTATTGTGTGGTTTTCCCTTGCTAACCTGCCATTAGCCGTTATTCCTCTCGAGGGGTTGCCAAATGATTTACCTGTACATTTTTCACATGAGCAATAATAATATATGTCTGCAATAATAACTTCGCTCTCAGATGATTCTGCAACCTCGAGTAAACTTTCAACTTCCTGCATAACCTCGATTGGCTTGTTACATGGCGCAATTTGCTCTTGTACGTTTTTATCAACTGTATGTAATGCAAAAAGTATGATTCCTGATAAAAGTAAAACTGATAATATCTTTGCTTTCAAGCTATTCCCTCCCTAAGCGTTTACTTCAATTTCCATTTTTGCTAACCTATCAGCCTCTTCATTGTATTTATTTCCGCTATGGCCTTTTACTTTGTAAAAGCTACAACTTATTTTGCCATAAGCAAGGCTAAATAATTCAAGCCACAAATCTTTGTTTTTTACATCAGTACCTGCTTTTGTTTCCCAGCCATTTTTTGCCCATGCTAACAGCCAATTCTGCTTTACGGCATTAACAACGTAAGCGCTATCTGAAAATATATGGATATTATCGGCATTTTGCTCTGTTGCTAACCTTATCGCTTCTATTGCTGCTTTAAGCTCCATGCGGTTGTTTGTTGTATCAGCCTCATAACCTGAAATATGATATTTCTTCTTTTTTGAAGGAATTAAAATGATAGCGCCCCACCCACCGGGGCCAGGATTGCCACTACAAGCACCATCAGTAAAAGCTTTTATTATTTCCATATATCAACTTTCCTTTCAGAGTCAAACATCTTACCTAGCTCTATGTAACCATATAAAACCAAAATAGACTTGCACATGCCCTCATACAGTGTCCGGGCTATAATCGTATAAATATGCTGATGTTCAACAACTTCTTTAATCATAAACGACCAAGCTTTTTCCGAGGATGAATTAATATAAGCAATTCTGACAGGGTACTTTTTAATTACTTTTTTATACCCCTCTTCTAATACCTCTAGGGTGAGCTCGTCCGCTTCAAAACGCCTGAACCATTTTGTCTTCAAGACTGCCTTCTTCAACTTGGTAAGACTTTCATTATCATCTATTTTCATATGTAATATATCTTCTAACTTCATGCCTTCCTCCCCTTAATTTATAAAAAAGGGGGCTAAGCTTCCCTAGCCCCTTTTGGCTCTTTGTGCAGAGTCGTTACTTCCTAGATGTCCCAGTCATCATCGTCGTCTTCAGGCTTGCCAGCTGTTTTTTCCAGCATTGCAACTACGTCGGCCTTGGTCATGCCCTTTTTGATTTTACAACCCATCTCTTTTGCAGCTTCCTTGAGTTCAGACTGTGACATCTTGGAAAAGTCAGGTCCATCTTCTGTGGTTTCTTCGTCATCGTCGTCCCATTCATCTTCCTCTACGTCTTCTTTTTCCTTTTTGCTGGCCTTTTTACCCTTTTTGCCGGCAGGCTTTTCCTTTTTGTCTTCCTTGTCCTTTTTGCTTTTGCCTTTGGAGGCTTTTTCCTCTTTTTCCTCAGGTGGAGCTTCGTCCTCATACTCGTAAGGTTCTACTCCTTCAATCATTCCTTTGTTGATTTGACGGACCGAGATATGTGACGGGATAGATTTGATTATTTCAACCAAACCGGCTTCAGACGATGCGTTGACCGCAAACATCGGGAAACGTCTACAGATATCAGCTATTGCTTCTTTGTCTTCTCCTGCCCTAATAACATCCAATGCGTCTCCGGGTCTCCAATTCTTAGCCATTTTTAATTTCCTCGCTTTCATTTTTAAAATTTATTTTTAATGTTTGTTTTCTAACAACTATGTGCCTCTTCTGGAGCGATAGTCTAAACAAATTGTAAAACTAAAATTTTAATTTGTTTAAAGCAAAAATGTAAAATTCTAATGCCCTTAAGCTTTCTAAAGCTGTTTCATAATCCTCATCCTTAAAGTCCTCTACTAACCTATCTAAAACCTCCTTTGCGAGTAATTTACATTTGAGATATTCTTTGTCCACTTGTTCACCTCCTTAAAAAAAGAGAGAGAAGGGGGAGGGGGCCGAAGCCCCTCCATTATTATTTATTTTCAAAAATAGATTTTTTATCATTCCAAAATCTTACCTTCTCATTGATAATCTTTTCGAATTGCTCGAATTTCCTTCTGCTTACAAAATATCCTTCCTTTTGAGCCTTGCCAATGGTGTACGAAATGTTGTCTATCGGCGTTTTAACTTTTGCTCCGGATTCTGTAATAAATATAAGATGATTCTTTGTCGCTTTTAGTAAAATTGCTTTTTCACCAAAAACTGTCGTTCCTGCCCCGCATCTGCAAACCGTAAACTCTTCTCCCGTATTAATCGTAACCATCTGCCCGTAGTCCCATACCTTAAAACTTTTTTCCATCTTTATCTTCCTCCTCTGAGTGATTTATTTTTGACCCTTTTTCGTGGCCTGATAATATTATACCATATATGGCTGAAATGTAAACCATTTTTGTAAATATTTTTTTAATTATTACTAAATATCTAGTTCGTCGATTGCTTCATTGATGGCTTCGCTTACCTTTGGTAGCATTTCAGCTGGAATATTAAGTGCCCCTTTGAGAAAAAAATTCATCGGCTTTCCTTCTTCGTCTACAGTATGTATTTGCTGGCCGATGATGATTTTATCCTCCTGCTCGTTGTGACTAATAACAATTGTTCTTTTGTCGGTAACCTTTACCCGGACAATTTCTTTCAAGTTTCTCATGTCGCCCTCTCCTTTTTCTTGTTTTGATATTTTCTTATTTCTGATAAAATTATTTCGTAGGCCATTGCCTTTTTTGTTTTAACAAGGTCATTCTCTATAGGCTTTTCAAAGCTGCGCCCCTCTTTTAAGGCAGCCGCTTCCCCTTCTGTCTGCTTGACAATTTGAACGATTGACTTGAGGAGCTCCCTCTTAGTCGCCATCTTCGTCAACCTCGACTTCTACATCAGCACTGAGCTTTATTTTAAGCAGCTCTTCCTCACCTATGATTGCTACCAGATTATCATGTTCTATGTAGTCAATGTCTGATGTAAGCTTAAGATGCCCTTGGCCATCCCGGTCAATGCTTAGCCCTTGGAAGTTAAATGTACCTAGCTTAAGGGCTTTCTTTCCTGCTGCTTTTACAATAACATCAATGTGCTGGCCAACAAGCATAATTACTCTGGCCATGCTTACTCTTTCGTCATAAGCAAATTTAAGCTTTAACTCGAGAATCCTATTTTTCTTAGTGCTGTGGCCGTCATATTGGCCAACTGCTGTCACTACAATTTCCTGTGTTTCGCTCAATTCCTCGACCTCCTATTTTCATATTCCTGCTGCTTTTCTTCCCAAAATTTTTCTTTGTTACCCGAAGTGATTTTACACCTATTTAGCTGGCTTGCCGTCTCATCTTGGTCCTTTTGAAGCAATTCATTTATAATAGTAGGTTGTGGCTTGTTCGCCATTGAAAGATTATTACCAAACAAATGGTTATATACCTCTTGTATGTTATTAACCTCTACGACCAAATAAAGCCTATCTGGCTTAATGAAGTCTATTAGGAATACCGGTGCCTTATGCTCTACCATAGCGTGGTATTCCAACTTCTTGATATCATCAAGCGTTATTCTATAGCTGCTTGCGTCTGTTGACTTAAGTTGGGCTAACACATGGTCATTATAGCCGTCTTCCTTTTCCTTCCAACCTGAACCAGATGCTTTAGTCGGCGTAAGGCCCAACCTCTCCATTATTTCCTTTTCACGCTTGAAATACCACTTAATTGGTCTTTTTGCCATTTTGAATCTCCATAATACCCATAATAGCATAATTAGCTAAGTCCAGCAGGGTGTCGATTGCCGTCTCATCGTTCTCCTCTGCACCCTTAAGCAGGAGCTGTTTTGCTCGGCTAAGCTTGTCGTCTAGTCTAATACATAACATCGTCGGCCCATACTCTTCATAGGTCTTTGAGAATGAATTGCCATAGGCTTGGTTCTTTTGCTCATACAGGTCGTTTAGGAACATACACAACCTCTTGTGGTCCCTAACGTTAGCAGGTTTCTCCTCGTCCGTAGGCTTAAGATAAAACGGCTCTCCGAAAGCTGAATCACTGCCCATATTGCATACCTCCTTCTAAGAATTGAGTTCTCTATTTACCTCCCCTTGCATAACCTTTCCGCGTCATGGGAAAGCTTAATGGCATCCTCAGGACTTAATTTGTTTGGTAGGTCATATCCAGTACTACCATCAAAGTCCTTAAAGTAACAGGCATAACGTGACAACCTCGACTGCCTTGGATGTTGTCCCATTAAGCTTACCAACTGATAGCAGTTATGGTCAAACTGTGAATCTGTCACAACGCTTTGTCCTAGATTGTAGTAAACAATGCTATGAACAACAATCCACCTCTGTAGTAGTTCAATCTTTTCTAACACAGTAAAGTATGGGTTGTTTTTAAAGTTCACGCTAGCCTCCTTTCAATAAAAGCACTAAGGACGGGTGGTTAGTCCGTCCTTAGTAAGTAAGGGGGTAGGGGGTATAAAAAGGGAAGGCCCTTTAGGCGATTGCCTTCAGGGCTTTCCAATACTTATTACTGATGTTAACCAGTCTGATTGTTTTGATAGTGTCCTTGTCCATTCCTTTTACAACTGCTATTACCATAACTTTATCCAAAGGAAGGGCTTTTTCTAATTTGCTTACCGAGATGATTGCCCGGTAGCTGAAGGTTGCTCTAATTCCGATTGATTTGCATTCACTTCTAAGTTCGTTGATGAAGTCAACCAGTTCCTTATTCCCTTTAGCCAGTGCCAATTCTATATTTCTGTCATAATCAAATTCTATAACTGCGAAGCGGTCCAGCGAGCTTTGGTCTAGAGTTAACCTTCCAGTGTACTGCTCGTCAGCTCCATCTCCAACTGTGTTTCCTGCCGCAACTATTCTGAAGTCCGGGTGAGCATTTATTTTGCCATTCGGGAACTCGAAATATCTGTTAGCTATTGCTGCATTTAGTAGAACTAAAACCTCTGGAATGCTGGCGTCCATTTCGTCTAGGAAAAATAATCCACCGTCCTTGAAAGCTTTGTAGAACTCTGTCTCGTGGAATGTTCCGCCTGCATCGATGAATCCTGTTACCTTGAACTCCTGCTGCACTGCGTTGGTGAAGTAGAAGTCTAATTCTAGGTCCGTTGCTATTTGCTGAAGCGTGTGGTTTTTACCTGAGCCAGCTGGCCCTACCAAATATACCGGGACATCGTTCTCAATGCATGCTTTGATTGTTTCATATTCTTTGTGTACTACGTATCCGTCCCCGTTTGTGGCTTTTTCTTCTTGTTCCTTTTCAATCTTTTCGATTGCCTTTTCAAAGGTAATTCCTTTTTCGTAGTTCCCTATCCATTCAACGTCTTGTGCTTCGTTATTTTCGTTTACCTGTGAGAGCTTGTAGATGTTTGTGTTTAAGTTGAATAGGTAGCTTCCTGCCAAGATGCCGGTTTTCCGAGGGTAGAGCTTTCTTGTGTGAGCCTTACGACCTTTGGTGATTATTGCCTTTTTGAAGTTGTCAAGTACTTGTACATTTAAGCTGTTGTTGTTTACCTTAATTTCCACTTGCTTGTCCTCCTCTTGAGTGTTGATATTCTTCACCATGACTGCCTTTTCAGTTTCCTTTAAGATTTCCAACATTAATATCGTCCTCCTCTGAGTGTTGTTTTTTTTGGTGGTTATGGTATGTACCCCCTATTCGATTTTCAAAGAGCTTGGGAAGTCCGTGTCCTTAATTATTATTATATCATAACCACCGGAAAAGTAAACCTTTTTTTTTATAAAGTTTTAATAAAGCCTTCAATGAATTTTTCATCGATTATGCTCGGGATGTAATATTCGTTGTCTTTGAGAACCTGCCGTTTGTTTTGATGAAGAACCTGCTCTCCAGCTAAAGAATTGCCATAACCCCGTGCGAAGTCCGTATCAGTTAATTCCGGAAGTACCTCTCTATATCTAAACATGATTCTACGCATCATACTGGGGTGTGCCAGCGGAAAGGCCAATTTGCTTATGTTTAACCGCTCATTGGCTGCCTTCAGCTTAATTTTTGTTATAATGGCCTGTTTTCCCCCCGCGGTGACGTTTAGGTAATTTAGGTTGACCTTATAACCTTTTGCCTCCAGTGTTCTTGCAAGATGTAAAGCTAGAATGTTGCTTTTTTGTATAGCCTCTTTCGAGACAACCGATAAATAAGAGCAATTCTTGGTGATTGTAATTATCTTTTGCTTTTGAACAACCTTTTTCTTGTTTATCATGTTGGTTGGTACTCCCTGTAAGTAACGGGGAACTGAAGCTTGGAAGCCCACCACATCGTAGTTCATTTTTTCGCGGAACCCTTTGTCTATTTTCATTGTGCTCAGCTTGTCTGTTAATATTTTTGCTTCGGTATGCCACCCGTTTGTGAAAAGGTCCATCGCCTCTTCATAACTATGTGTTCCCGTAAAGTTGTAAGTACCTTTCGATGCATTTTGGCTATCTAAACTCCTTCCTGTAAATACCTTGTTTACCTCGTGAGTTTCTAAAAAACTCCTTAAGCTTCCTAAGCTATCAAAATGCTTTATAATGAGTTCCATTAATATCTGCCTCCTTATTCTTTAAGACTGCCTGACTTTGTTTTCTTGACCTTACGGCAACCAACCTTTTCGACCAAGTAGTCCCATCAGTACCGCTTAACGCCTGCGGCTTGCCTGATATTTTCTTGTCCAAGAGCTGTTGTTGATTCTATTCTATCACGTCTGTCTGGAAAGTAAACCATTTTTTTCAATTTATTTGCATTATTTTTATTCCAGCCTCTTTCATTATTATATCGGATAGCTCGTCGGGGTAGTCTTCAAGGTAATAAATTTCTGAAAAGCCAAAGTACACCAACAACTTGGCACAACTGAAGCAGGGTTTGTGAGTACAATAGATTTGTGCTCCTTTAAGCGAAACTTCAGCTATTTGTGCTTTCAGGATTGCATTTACTTCGGCATGTATTGCTAAGCAAGCATCATGCCCGTTTCCATGTTCAAATCCTTTGCTACGTTTTAAACAAAACCCACGTGAAATACAACTTTGTATTCCTATTGGGGCCTTGTTGCTTGCCGTTGAAACTATCATTCCCCTTTTAACAATAACAGCCCCCTTTTTGTTGTAGCAATTTGAAGCATGTGCAGCTACCGACTTCGCTATTTGAAAGTATTTTTCCATGTTATTCTTCCAATTTCAGATTTGGGTTATTAACAAAAGCATAGAGTGCTATGCAAGCGCTGTCTGCTGCATCATCATCAAAATAAACCTTTCCCGCATTCTTTCCCTTCTTGTGTATTTTTAGACTGCCATCTTTATTTCTCATCGTAACATCAAAGCCTTGTTTTTGTACAAACAATATAGCAGCTGCCTTCTCAGGCTTTTCAAAGTTCTTATATTTCTTGGTATCTGTTTTACTGCTGCCAAGTATTTTTGATTTCCAGCTGCGTGTGTCTACTGAGTAAACTTGAATATCATGCTGATAAGCTGTATCAACTATGGTCCCAATCAAAGCCCCTGTTGCTTTAAGATAATCAGGTTTAAGACCAAAGCCTTGTTGTTTATTAGGCCCTTGACTGAATGTTCGTATTCGTTCTACCAAAATAACTATTTCATCTGCTTTATCCTTGTTTGCTTTAAGTATCTTAGACAGAAGCGTCGATACATGTAACCGTTTTTCTATCTTGTTTTTACAACCATAAAAATCAATACTTCTTACAACTAAAAGTTTATTATCAGCTGCTATACTTATTCCTGTTCTAGCGTAGCTTTGGTCTATACCAATGGATAACTTTTTATACATACAAACAATAACTATCCTCCTTTAGTAGAGTAGCTAACTTAAGTAGTAGTAGTAGTAGTAGTAGTAGTACTCTTATAAGATAGTAAGCAGTACCCTTCGCCGCACGGGTGCGTCGCTTTAACAGGTGCGATTTTGTGCGTCCGACGTAGGCGACAGCTTGGTTGTCAACAGAAGTCCTACATCTAGGCATCTCTCAAGCCCTTGCATTTTATAGGTCAACTCTCTTGTTGCCTATATTAAAGCAGGCATCTCGCATGTTGCAGCTCTTCGCCCTTGATGTTTCACTGTTTTTACATTTTCTTGGTGGAATTTCTTTTGACTTAACAAAAGCCTTTTTCATTTCCTGCACTTGATTCAATCTACCTAAAAATGGCAGTACTTGTTCTGGGTCATATTCGCACATAAAAGGCTGCCAGTCTTGATTGTTTTTGTCCTCAGCTAACACAAAACCTTGTGAAATGCCAAGTAAATGCATATATAATTGTAACTGTTTTTGTCCAGAAGGGTGTGATTTAGCCTTTTGATATGCAAACGTATTCATTGATTTTATCTCTACAACATATTTAGTACCATCCAGATTTATAACAGCGTCAGGCGTGAAGTAGAGCTCATATTCGTCTGAAAAGTGCCTTGCTTCAATATCTACAGCAATGCCAGCTTTAATAAACATATTCTGCCACTTTTCATGTATGCTTGTACCAGCAGCAAATATGCGTAAAAGGTTAATAGGTAGTTGCTCACCCTGATTTTGCTTATATAATAATGAAAGAACTTGGGCTCTGTAGCAGAACTCATTATCAGATACAATGATAGCACTAGCATGTAGGCCGGCCCTTTCCTCGTCCTTTTCATCCCTTAAATAGAATAGCTTATCAAGCCTACTTTTAATTAATAGGCCTTTGAGGTCATCAGGATAGGTACTTTTATTCCTTGACATAGGTTTATGCCTATTTGAGGATTGCTTTTCAACTGAAGGATTCTGGCTACCTTTCCCTTTATTTAGCTCGTCCATGATAGCTGACTTTAATGACATATTTACCTCCATATAAATAAGAAGGGGCCATAAAGGCCCCTTGCTATTAATTAATGTAAACTATTTTTTGTAAATTTCTTTATTTTGTTGCATTATTTCCAACCGAATAGGCTTTATATCGTCATGCGACACATAACCTCTACTAAAAAACATGGGTAATTCACATTCCCCAAACGGATTGCATATCTTTGATTTGACAACTTTGCATTTGGTGATTATGCCCACCTTCTCAGCATCAGCTGTGTTAGCAGGATTTTTATTGGGTACGTCAATCCATGCACGTCTGCCAACTTGAATTCTTACACTAGCATAATGTCTGAGTGCGTGGCCACCGGGCGTTTGTGTCTTTTCGCCAAACATCAATGCATCCATTTTGTCTCTGACCTGATTGATGAAAACTACAGTTGTGCCAGATACTTCAATGATGTCATTCAGATTCTTTAACGTTCTACTGAACAACGCAGCAAGTTGGCCTCTTTGTGGTTGTTTTTCAATATCTTTTTCAACCTGTTCATATTGCGCTTTTGGTACCATGCCGGGAACGCTGTCTATTATTACCAAAGGAATACCTGCTTTGCTGAATTGCATTGTTTTATCCATAATGTCCTCTGCATGTTTACAGTCTCGGTATACAAGCATTTGCTTTGGTTTATTACCAAATAGCTTAGCTCGGTCAATGTCAAATGTCCCCTCTGCTGGAATAAACAAGCACATTTTATGGAGAGAGCCTAAGTGGTAAGCAAGGCTTGTTTTTCCAGAGCTTTCAGGCCCAAATATTTCTACCATCCTGCCTTTCGGCATCCCTCCACCCAAAACAGCATCAAGGTCTTCAATATAAGTGCTCCAACGGGGAATACCTGCGTTAGCTGCTTTTGAGCCTAGACTATAAATGGAACCTTTTCCTTGCTTATTCTCTATCCCTTTGCATAGCTCCATTATTTGCATTAGTTGTTTTTTATCCAAAGTATCATTCCTTTCCAGAGGTTGTACGTTAAAGCGTGTTGAAAGTTAATACAATCGAATATGTTTATACCTGTGGTTGTTTAGCATTAAGACTGTAAGGAGTCAGTTTGGAACCTCCTTAATTAATTGCATATTAAGCCGGCGTTATACTTTATTACTCTACTTAAATAGCGTTTCATATTAAACTCAGCAGCCCCATGCTCAACAAGGGAATTAATTACTCCTTTATGGACTGCCCTGCTTCTACAGCGTTCGACAAACTCAGCAATAGATTTATACGGACCATTTTCTTTCCGTTCGTTTTCAATATACTCGGCTGCTTTAAGGCCAACACCGTTAATAGTTATAAGGCCTTCTTGTATTACCTTTTCACCATCAACTTTGCGAAGAGAATAATCAGCTGAGTAGTTAACATGGGGAAGGAATATGACTATGCCATCTTTGGCAGCATCTTTCCTAAATTGCCAATCTTTAGTTTTGTCGTAGCTATACTTCATGCTTGCATACCAGAACTCAGCAGGGTGGAATATTTTGTGGTACATTTGCCATTCTGATATAAGAGCGTAACCTGAGCCGTGGCCTTTGTTAAACAAATATAATGTCATACTATCAAACAGTTCAGCAGCCGCTTGCTTGTTAACTTTGCTTATTTTATTTGCCCCTTCAACGAATTTGTCTTTTAGTTCAAGCCGTTGTTCTTCGTTAAATTTAAACTTCATAATCTTATCAACGTCATCATTGTGCATTTGAGCAAGCCCTTTGCAGATACGCATAACGTGCTCCTGATATATTATTGTGCCATAGCTGTCAGCTGTGTATCTGTACCATGGGGTGCTTTTATTGGGCTTTACTTTGTTCTCAGCATATTGTGTGTGCATTTGTAGCTGTAATGGCCCAGGTCGATTGAGTGATACAGCAGCTATCAGGTCTTGAATGTTGTCCGCTTCCATTGATACAAGAATATCTTGAGCAGTTGGCTTATTTAGCTGGAATATGCCCATAGTCTTTCCTGTTTTGAAGCCGTCATAGATAGCTTGTTTTTGCTTCTTCGATGCAGTTCGTGTGTCGTATTTATCACCGGTTAACTCTTCGATTTCGTGGATGATGTTTAATGTTTTCAGCCCAAGAATGTCAAACTTAAGGAAGTCGAAAGCTTCAATATCATATTTATCGAAGCATGTAACGAACTTCCCTTTCACTTTCATCAACGACATATAGCTGCCAATGGAGTTTCGTGTAATTACAACACCAGCTGCGTGAGTTCCGTAGTAACGTACTTGTCCATAAAGTTTGCAAAAATGCGTGATGATATTGCTATATTGCTTTTCAAGCCTGCGCATTTCAGGAAGTGCTATAATTTTATTATAATCTACACCTTCAAACTCAAAGTGAGCTTTATCGTCAACGTTTTTATCAAGCGTGCTTTTGAATATCTTTGCATCTTCCTCGTCCATTTCAAAATGTTTTATGAAGTCGTTGCATAGGTTTTTTGCACGATAGAACCCAAACGTAATTACTTGAGCCGAGTGTCCTTTGTATTTTTCAAGCAAGTATTCTATAATTTCATCACGCAAACCATACTCAAAGTCAAGGTCTATATCAGGCATCTTCTTTTTATCAGCTCTGAGAAAGCGTTCGAAGTCATTGCCTATTTCTATAGGGTCAACGTTCGTAATGCCTAATAAGTCAGCTATAAGCGAGCCACAAACGGAACCCCTTCCGGGTCCTACATAAATATTTCTACGTTTTGCCTCTTCGACATAATCGGCAACTATTAAAAAGTAGTCAGCTAGGTTGTGATTCTTGATGACGTTGGCTTCAAGCTTTAACCTCTCAATATATTCTTTATTTGCCAAGCCTCTTACTTTTAACTCGTTAATGCATTTCTTTTTCAGGTCTTTATAAGCATTATTTGTGTCAGGAAAAACAGGAACAGAATCACTAAAATCAAGCTGTATGTCAACTTTGTCGTATATTTCCTCGAGATTATCAAGCATTTCCCTAGCTTGCTTTTTAGTAAATTCTCTTAGTAACTTAGCTTTGATTTCCTTTTCTGAATGCATGTGACGAGCACCATAAGTTGCTTCAACATCTGATTTCTTGCCGCTTAACGCGTGCATCACCTTATACGTTTCAAAGTCCTCATGCCTTGTATAATGGGAGTCAGTTGTTGGGATGCATTTCACGTTGTATGTTTTACCCAGTGAATATAGTTCCTTATTAGCTAACTCTTGCAACCCAACCTCATCAAGCGGGATAGGCATAATTTCAAAATAGAAGTTATCATCAAATATCCTTTTAAACCTCTTTGTTGCCTTTATGGCAAGCTTATCATTATTGTTCACTATTGCCTGCGATACAATCCCGCCTATGCATGCTGATGTGCATATTACGCCTTCATTATATTTTTCAAGTAGGTCGAAAGTAACTATGCCGCGCCGATAGAAATTATGTTCGTTTGCATAAGTAATTATTTGCATGATGTTTGAGTAACCTGTTTGATTTTGAGCAAACAAACATAAGTGATAATATGGCTTGTCTTTATTAAAGTGGGGTTGAAAGTAAGCTTCAACCCCAATAATAGGCTTTATTCCTGCTTTGTTACACTCAAAATATAGTTTAGCTACTCCTGCTGTGTTACCATGGTCTGATAAACCAAGGGCAGGCATCCCTAACTCTTTGGCATATTCTACAATGTCCTGAATACGACCAAAACCGTCAAATAAGCTATATTGAGAATGCTTATGAAGCTCAAACCACATATTTACCAACTACTTTCGTAAATTCTTGCAGGTCTTCTTTGTAAACATGAAGGCTGCCAATTAAGAAATTCATGTCAAACTTCTGCTTATAATACAGCACTTTCCGGCCGGCTACGTAAGCTAAGTACATATCAGTAATGAAGTTATTATAAAAGTCACAACTTCGCATGCCTACGTTAATGTATGATTTATCATTGCGCTGCATAAAGTTTATAAATTGAAAGCAATGCATTTGGTCGAAAGTTATGCTTAGCTGCCTTGTTGTAATAATCTCGTCAGCATCTGGATATGTTCTTACTATATTGCGAAGTTTATCCGCGTTAAACCACAGCTGAGCATAATCAGAAAGTATGTAATTGCCTATTTGCCCATTTGTAGCTCTTAATTCTAAAACAGCGCTTGCTATTTCCCAAGCTTGCTTAATATTAAAGCCAATCAAATCGAAAAGCTCATTAAATGATTCCTCGGTAATATCTTTAAAACGAAGAATGACTGCTGGAAGCTCAACTGTGTTACTAACAAATTTTTTCTTCCTAGCTAGCTCAATTGTTTGTTTAGCTTTGGGACTTAATTTTTCAAGTATTTCCGACACATATAAACCTCCCTAAAAAGATTATTCAACACATAAGTATTTTTTAGCCGCTATGTTGACACGATAAAGTAACTTGTTGTAATACTCAAACGTTTTCTTGAAAAGATTCCAGTTCCCGCCGCCAGTGCCATTCATCTCATGCCTGTATTTCTGATAAATAAAGTCATCAGGATGCCATTCAAAAATGTCGCTGTCTTCATCCGGGAAATAAAGATTGGTAGCCTTTCCTGTCCTTGCCATATTGGCATAAAACATAGATGGCTTATGGAAGTCAAATATGTCGTAGCAATATGGTATTTTAGCCACTATGTTGCATGCCATTTGGTAGGCAATTATGTTATCAGTCTCAGGCTGGATTTGCTTGTCAATCCTTTGGTTAATAAATGCTATAGCATCTTTTAAATTCATGCGCATAAAGTAAAATGTTTCCAAGCAACGAGGGAGAATATACCTTGCATCCATAATTGAAACTTCTTTGCTGTCAATCATGTCACAATAAAGCTGCTTAGCATCTTTCACTATTTGCTCATATCGTTCAATAAATTCAGGTGAGTTTTCAATGCTCCATGGTACTAAAGCTGCTCTGTCCGTCCACCACTTATCACCTGAGCAGTCAGCACTGAAGCTACCGGTCCTATATCTAATAAGATGTGTTGCCTCTTGTATGCTAATACCAGATATTTTGAATACCAAGTTAATTGTTTCAAGAGCCGTTGGCAATGATTTGCCGAGTATACAATTTCGAATCAATTCGTCCTTTTCTCTTTCTGAAAGTTTACGTGCATCATTTGGGTCTTCAGCCCATGTTGCTTCAAGAAATTGCGGCAAATAATCCCTTAATTCATTAGGGGTAGGTGCTGCAATTAACTCAACATCAATAGCGCTAAGGTTATTTTTAAGAAGTGTTGTAGGTTTTTTGCCCCACTTTTGTTCCATGGGTAGTTCAACGGGTTGCAAGCTTTCATTCTTTGGCATTATAATCCTCCTTTAGATAGAACAAAGGAGGGTTGCCCCTCCTTGTTAAATTAGTCTACAAAAATAATTTTTACTCCGAACTCCTTGAATCTTTCTACGATGTCCATGTACTTGGTGCCGGGTTGTCTCATCATATTTGCTATGTCTCTCTTCATTGCCTCAGCTGTATCGTCGGATTCCATTTCCTTCAGTAGATGATAAACTTTACTTACCATAAAGAAAATATTTCCATCCTCACCACTTTGGGAAATTACTAAATCATACATTCATTTCACCTCCTCTTGAGTGCTTTAGTATTAAGCATTAGCTTAACCTAACTATATTATACCACAATCGTCCTCGGCTGTAAATCTTTTTATTAGTTCTTTTTCAAGCCTATCTGTTCTTTCGTTTACGGCGTCAGCAAAATCTAGTGTTTTGTTTCCCAAAGCAGCTTCGACCATGCAATATTGTCTTACACTGTAAAAGTCTGCAAGCTTAACAACACTAAATATCTCTAAGTCCTTGCTATGCAAAGCGTAATCGGGATAATTTGTCTCCATGAAGCTGTTCTCAAATGTCTGAAGAAGCATGCGTAACGTTTCACTTAAGTTTTTTACGTCATAAGGTACGTCACTCAATATTGTTTCAGGTATGTCATGCAACAAAGCATATTCAATGCACTTAGCTTTTAGCTCTCCTTTGATGCTTAGCTTGTCGCATATTTCAAGCACAAATAGAGCTGTGAAAAATGAATGTTCCGCAACGCTTTCATTTGTGAGACGCAACCTGGGATTGTATCTAACAAGTGTTTTTAACCTATATATCTCCATGAGATAATCATTTGACAACAAAGGCATCATTCAATTGCTCCAGCATAAGAAGTAAACTTTCCGTTTAACGCATCAAGTATCTTTCCTCTCACCTCTCCGTCGGAGAACCCGTCCCTTCCGAGAATTGTAAGGCAGCCGGATTGAGCCAGCATCACGTTGAATTTCCCCTCCGGCCCTAGTGTTTCATTATAATATACAACAGGTTTATTTTTGCCGTAGGCGTAGCCAGCTTCCCATATTGTGCCCATATCCTTACCATCAGTAACAGCAAATACTAGGTCGCAATTGTTTATTTCCTTGATGTTGTCCTGAAAAGCTTTCTCACGCTCCTCCTGTGTAGCGTTAGGGGTTAACAGAATATTTTCACGCGGGCTAAATACTCTGAATCCTATGTGTCTAAGTTCTTTTATCAGCCATTCTTCTCGTTCAATTTGAGATGGGTTGAAAAATGGAGCAGCAAAATATATTTTGGGAACGTAAATATCAAATTGCTCAGTTAAACTTTTAACAACGTTATTAATACTATCAAAATCACATGTATATTTCTTTTTAATTGCGCTTACTTTAAAGAATGCTTCAAAAATTGCCTGATATATTTTCAAATCTTTTCCATGAGCTTCAGATGCTCTTTTTAAATCGCTCTCGTCAGTAGGAACAACAAGAATCAATACGGCGTCTAGCAAAGCGAGCTCCTTATCGATGAACTCGACTTCAGATGATGTATAATTTCTTTCAAGTGCCCCATAAACAAACTCGGTCATGTGAAATCGGTCAACAACAATATTTTCGTTTTTGAATATTTCTAAAAACCGAAGCGATGTATTAAGCTTTTCTAAAGCAACGTCTTTTGTTATTTTCATATCTCCGAAATATGAATCTTTAAAGAGCTTGAAGCCATGTTCAACAAACTTATTGCAAAGAGTGGTTTTACCTACCCTATCAATGCCTTCTACAATAACTATCAATTTGCATTTACTCCTTTCGGTTTATGCTCATGTTCGCGTCGAACCCCTCCGGGTAACGACGTCTTAATTTATCGATGTTACGTTGGGCTAACTCTTCTAGAGAGACGTCGCATGCACGAGCCAATTTAGCTACATACCACAAGGTGTCTCCAGCCTCTTCAATCAGCTTTTCGGTGTCTAGCTCGTGCCTTTGGTCTAGTACTTTTTTCATGTGCTCCAATGTCTCGGCGGCCTCCCCAACCATGCCCATGGTTGCATTGCGTAAAGCGTTCAGCTTATCCATCGGAGTGTCTGTTCTTGCAGCTAACAATTGATATTCGTCAAGTGTCATTTTACCAATCGTCGTCATCGTCCTCGTCCTCATCTGCATCATCAGAGCCCCACTCTTCGTCGTCCTCATCATCATCCCAAGTCTGCTCTTCTTCGTCCAACTCCTCCAAAAGCTCTATGTAATACTCCGCAGACTTCTTGGGGCGAACCTCAATATCACGTTCCTTACAAAGCTGATAAAGCTCTTTTGCAGACATATCTTCATAGTTTGCTGCCTTATCATCCTCGTCGTCATCAACGGGCACTTCAACGTCCGGGGAGAATGCCTTTCCTATCATTTTAATAATAGCATCCTCGGTCGGCGTCTTTACTTTGCTTTTAAATTTTGCCTTGTCCATCGGAATAACAGAATAAGAAGTGCTCTGCTGTTTACCCTTGCGTTCAAGCACATAATCCCGGTCGGTGATAGTCCCGTAAGTTTCGTACATACTTATAAGAGCTGGGATAGGAGTGCAGTTGTTGACTGCATAAAGGAGTATTCTAACCTCATTGGCATCGTAGTCATAAACGGGCCATGCATAGTTGTTGCGGGTTCTTAGCTCATCGTTATCACAGAACTTACATTTCTTTTTACCTAGCTCCTTTGCACAAATGCAATTAACACCCTTGGCAAAACTGTCGTGGAAAGTAAGCTCTAAACCTTTTTCAAAGTCAACAAGAAAGCGAACCCTACGCTTTGTGTCGGCTTTAATAAATAGAATTTTACCTTTGCTGCCACCAGATTTAGCAATGTCCTCTTTCATACTTTTAAGTATTGACAAATCAAAATCCTCCCATCGTTTTTCTCTTAGCTGCTTTTAATAGGCGGGGCGTCATATCACCCATGTCTTTTATCCCTCTAGGATACTGAAAAGGAACCACTTTGAAGCATTGTTTCAAAAAAACAGTTCCTTTTTTACCACATTCGTCGTTATCTAAAGCTGAAATTATTGTTGTTACGCCTTGCTTTTTTAACTTTGCTATTTGTTCCTGCGTCGCCTTCCAACCTAGAATAGCACATACATATTTTATACCAAGCTGTTTGGCTTTTAAGTAGTCCATGTAGCCTTCAACCACAACGACTCTATGTCTATCATATCTTCCAACAACTGTGTTGTTCCTGCTGAATCCTTTATTATATAAGTACTTTCGTTTCTGTTCTATTTCCGGGTTGGTAGTCCTACAAACCCAACCTTTAAACGCCCCCATGTCACGCATAGGAAATATAATAGGATATGAGTCATTATAGGTTAGCTTTGCTCCGGCTTTGTTGAGAGATTCGGGATTGAAGCCTCGACATAGTAAATAATGCTTTTCAACCGAATCCTCAACAAGCCAGTCCACTTTACGAAGATTGTAATAATAATCCTCAGCCCTCACTAACAATTTCTTTTGTTCCCTTGAGCGTTGTTGCTTTGTTTTTGAGTTATGTAAGGTAACATTATTGGGCCCTGACTTGTTCATAGTGAAACGATATAATAATTGCCATTGCTCTATAAGGGTAAGGTTATGATTGAACATCTGGATTAATTCTAGGGCCCCTCCCCCTTTTTGACAACCAAAACAAAACCATCTACATTCATTTACATCAATCAAAAGGCTTGCATTTACATCAGCGTGGAAAGGGCAAACAACTTTGTATTTTGTTTCGCCCTCCCAAAGGTTATAATGCTCAAGTACTTTAATAAATGTTTCAGGGCTGCCAGCTTGCTCATAAAGGGATTTTGCAATATCACTCGCCACCCTTAAGTTATTGTAATTGATTTGCGTATTTGAGCGTTATAACAGCCATCAATATCGTCTAATGTTAGTTGCTCAGTATCAAAAAGCTTTTTAATTGCTTCATTGTTAACTGTTTTCCTTACCTCAATTAGGTCTTTAAATTGCTTTGGCTTAATACCTGCTTCTCTGAGCAAAGATGTTAAACCTGCATAATTTACTACGACGACTTCTTTGTCAATTATTTGCTTGCCAAGCTCTTTGGGCAGCTTTTTCTCAAGCTTTTCTATATCATAAGCGATAATTAATGTTTTACTGCATGTAGCTGAGTGGCTATCTGTAGCCATGCTATTACTTACAGAGTTGTCAAAAGCTTTAATTAAAATATCACGACGCTTGCTATATTCTTCTTCAGCCTTGTCCTTTTTTATCTTCAACTCGTACATTTCATCGATTATTTTATTATAATCTTGCTTCATTTACAACTCTGCCTTTAGTGAGCTCTTCAAATATTCCCCGGGGCCAACGCTGGCCAGTCTTATACCAAGCGACTGCTTTCTTATCAACAAGATACTTCACACCGCGCTTAGTCTCAATACGGAACTTGTTGGCGTGGATTTCGATAATCTTACCACTGTACATTCTGTCGCCTACATAAAATGCTACCAACATACCTATCTCTGCACTGTCCTCGTACCTGTCCTTCGCAGGATTTCTTTCACGTCTTTCCTTCATACGCTTTTCAACTGCCTCCTCAAAGCTAAGTTGTGTGCTGCTTATGCCATTTGTAACATTGTTCAAACTGGCATTGTTCTGCTCAGTGTCGAACTGAGCATCTTTGACGATGATTGCCTCGACTAGGGTCGCTTTATTCATGCCATGGCGACCGACAACTTGCAAATCTTTTGCAACCTCCAATAAGTGTTTTTTCGTGCAATTAAGCAACTCTGTCCTTCTTTCCATTACAATTCCTCCTCTAAGTAAATTTAAAGGGGCCGAAGCCCCTTGTGTTCTGTTAACAAGTTGTCGAAGAATCAATATTTTCCTTGCATTCTGCAACCGAACAACATTCAAACTCCGGATATCTGTATCCTGTTCCCTGAAGCCATTCGTCTTTCGTGAATACATAAAACATTTCTACATTTTTTGAAACTGCAATTACAAAACCTTTGTATTTTTCCAAAAACATTTCCTTATTTTCCATTTTATCCTCCTCCTCTTGAGTGTTTTTGTTTTGTTAATTCTATTGTATCATAACCGCCAGAAAAGTAAACCCTTTTTAAAATATTTTTATTTATTTTTCCCTGCAGCTTTTCCGTCCGTATAAGCTTCCCCCAGAATGTATGCTATTGCAGGTAAAATAATGGCCCAATATGCTTCCTCTGGAATGTTTAGCCCCACCATTTCATTACATATAATAAGGAGAATAGTGGCTATAGCTGTTAGCCATTTCCTGCTCTTTAATCTCTCCATAAACGGACGCATCTATTTACCTCCTTTTATTTTATCATATAAATTAAGAGCAACCGCTAAGACAAACCACTTTGACGGCACGTCATCTGGCTTATGCATATTCTTGTCGAATAGCCTCAGAGAGTGAGCTCTATCTACTATTTTTTGCTTCCATTCCGGCACGACTTCGCCCCCTTTTAAATCGCTAAATAGCCTATCCCGCGGGAAAATTGGTCCCGGGCAATTCGGCCTATTTACACTATCAATCCGGTAATGTCCAACGATATGGTCCTTGTCTATAGGAATATTGTACTTTGCTATTAGCATCTTGTGTAATTCGACCGTAGCTTTATACTGTGCTTCGGTCAATAATCCCCCCGAAAGGCATTCATGTTCTACGCCTATAGTATATCTATTGGGGTTAGTACCGTCATATAATTTCCAACTAGGCTTGTTTACTGCTCCGGCATGCCACGAAGTATCTTCATCCCGTACCATCTGATATATTTTGCCTTGCCGAGTGATAAGATAATGTGCACTTGCTTTTGCCTGCGGATTCCGCATCCATGACAGACAACCCGGGAATGCTCCTGCAGTTATATGGTTGACTATAGCAATTATTTTCTTTCCATTGCGCCCTTTGCTAAAATTTGGGCTTGCCGCCCATTCAATCTCCACTTTCGTCCCTCCCTTCAAGCTTTACTTTTTCTCGAGTTATTTTCGATAAACTCCAAAGCTCTACTGTAGTAAAGCTGAACCAAGCTACTATCAACGATGTTGGCTCGCTGCCTATCCTGTAGAATAAATACAAAATAGCTATAGTAAAAGCAATATTCAAAATCAATACTAAAGCTACTATTTTCTTGCTAAAATTATTCATACCTGCACCACCTGCTGCGTTACTCTGCGCATATAATCAGCATATTTTATTTCGACCCTTCTTGCCCATTCCATAGCATCTTCGACGTCGCCATTGCATTTTTGATTCATTACTGCTTTCGCTGTTACTTTAGATAATTTTAGCTCAGCCTGTATCATTTCCATCTGAATCAACGCGCCTTCTGCTTTGAAAGCTTCTTGTTTCTCGCTTTTCTTTTGATTCTTTTTCTGGCTAACCCCAATATAACTAACTATTATTGCCGTTAGCCCCGATATTGTTGCTGATATAATCCCTGCCTCCATCACATCTCCTCCCTTCAAATTTTAAAGCCCCCCCCTATTCGAGCGACTGTTCTGATTCATCCGGCAAACTAGCCAACGGTAATATTTCTGTCGCTGTTAACATTAATCAAAACCAAACACCTCCATAAAGCTAATTCCCGCACTTTCCTACCCGCCCGCTGGGTAGCCGAAGCGCTAGGTGCGACAGTAGAATGGGATGATACCACCAAACAGGCAATAATCAAAATGCCTATAAAAGAGCCGGGTAATTAAACCCCGGCTTCTGGTTCTTGCGTCGGTTCTCCGGGTAAGGCATCAAGTAAGGCAAAGAGCCTAGCCTGTTCATCCATGCTTCTGTTATTCTGGTTAATTAGCCCCTCTATATTACGGTTGTTGCTGGAAACCCTAATATCCTCAATTTCAATTCGCTTCATAATTTCCTCTTTGGTCATTAATCTATCACCTCCATAAGCCGTATTCCGGCGTAATTTTTGCGTGTAGCATAAAACCACCACCCAAAAATTCTGTTGCTCTCGCTACCGTTGCTTTCTTTTACTTTAAAATAGTTCTCGCCCCATTCAATCACTCTAATATCCTCGCCCTCGCCATAAACCTCAGTCTTAAAAGTCCAGGGAGTCAAATCCGTATCAGGTTCTATGCACTCAAGGTGAATAGGGTCAATAAAAACAGTAGCCTTCCCGTCTTCCAAACGCCCCCTGCCTCTATCGAATAAAATTATTTCAGGAGACTCAACCGCATACTGCCTTACCCTCCCATAATTAATAGTTGGGATAACAGCCGGCTTATTGCCATCGGCTTCTAAATCTCCAGTTGCATGTACGGTTCCCAGCACATTCAATCTTCCCGTCACTTCCGTGGTCCCAGTAATGTAAACGTTATTACCCCCTATAACCACTTCAGCGCCGTTAACTTGAGCCCTGGAACCGGCACCTTTACCGTACAGACTCACAACGTCAGGAGATTCCAAAACTATAGGATTAGAGGAATAAGCCCTTATGCCATTGTTGCTTGTTGGGCTACTGGTAGGTCCTATCGTAATGCTTCCACCTATCTCTGACCTTAAGTCTATGCCTTTTTCATTGCGGATAAACAATTCTGCTGTGTCCAGCAGAGTCCTTACCCTTATTTCGCCGATTGGGGTTCCATTGTCATAAAAATAAATTTGCGGCTGATTGCCTTCTGAGGATATTTCCATTTGGACGTTACCGTGCTGGTTGTTAAAAATTATATTTCCCCAGCTATAACCCGGATACTCCGGCAAAAACTTGCGGTCAATTTTTATTATACCCCGGTTTTCGCCCTCTTCCCCAGTTTGAATAAGGGAGCTGTAAAATTCCCCGCCTATGATCTTTTCTCCGTATTTTCTAATCATATCTTTGAGCCAACTACCTATCAACACTCGCAGATTGTTGTCGGCATCATATACTTTTATTCCATCACTTTCAACCCGCACATACCCCGGCCACTGCTTCATGTCCTCGGACGTGAAAAACGGAGACCCAGCCTTGTGCCATGCTGTGCGAGTCGCTACGTCTTTGTAGACCTTATCAATCCGCAGTTCGTCCACAAGGGTGTTGATGCTGTTTGCTCCATTGCGATCAGTACCGATGTAAACGTAACTACCAAACGCAGTAGGCAATCCCGGATTCTCAATGTAGCAGGCTTCCTCATCGTTGACTACCAGCGACAAGCGGTCGGGCTTCCAAGCTAGGGAGATACTGTCCCATGCGATTAGAGTTGACTTGTTGGGACCGTAGACAATGTTGGGCCAAGCAGTTGTAATATTAATGGTTAAGTCCTGCAATTCAGGAGTTGCGTGGACATTAGTCGTGGTCAAAGTCTCTCTAATTTGCAGTTGAACATTAGCGAGACTGCTTAATTCACTTAATCCCGGTATTGCTTGCCCACTTGTACAAGTCTGCCATGCTCCCCAAGTAGTGCCGCCGTCCGCACTGAGAGCAATTTCGATTGTTAGGGTCGTGCCTATAGGCGTTAAGGCGTTCCAGTTTATACTTGATGATTCAGCGATTACATCCTGCGTAGAAAGCACAACAACAGGAGACACACGATTGCCACTTGTGTATCGTTCCGTAAAATCATTCCAAGACATTTTACCACCTCCTCCCTTCTAAGGGCATAATTTATCTAAACTGCAACATACTCAATGGTAAATAATATCTCTGTTGTATTACTTATAGCTGCAACTTGTAAACTTGTGGGGCTTGTATTATCTTTTGCCAAGACAATTCTCCCGTTCCGTAATCAAGATTTGCTATATATCCCAGAGACATAGAGCCCATAGTCCTAGCGACCATAAAAGGTAACCCCCCCAGCCTAACGCTTCCAGCCATTGCCGCATCCTTCGCGCTTAATTGGATATTGCCATAGCAAGTAACCTTTTTATTGATCCTGATATATTCCCCAGATTGAACAGTATATGTGTGACTACCTGCGGTGGTACTGCCATATAAGATAGGTGTCCAACTACCTTCTTCGTAGCGTAACCCGTGAACGGTTGCCAATGTCGCATTTTCAGCCAAATGCGTACTAACCGTATCATCAATCTTTTGAAAGTTTGCCGGTAAATCCGTCCCTATTGTTACTTTATGGTCATCCGTTAATTCTGGTTTAATTAAATTCAAGGTTCCACCCGTTAAAGTTGACATTAAACTAACACCTCCCATGATGCTCCTGTAAAGTCGTTCCACGTCCTAATTGTCGTTGTGTTCAGTTGTAAACCTCCATCCTTTGCCCATACATTGGTCAAAGTTCCCGTTGCAAAATCAGCCTTACTCGTCTCGGCAAGAAAAAAACCAACCGGTTCTTCTTGTCCCGGAATTACTTTTTCCAGCTGGATTTTCCCGTTACTGCCTATGCTGACTCTCAGGCCCGCAGTATTGGCGGCGTCGGGCAGGTCAATTATTACAGCTCCGTTAGCGGATTCAGCCAGGTTTTTAGCCCTTAAGCTAATACTTCCTACTGTAGTCAGCATTCCAGTTGTCGGTGCTTTAAGATATTTGCCAGTAACCACGTTAAGAGCCTGACCGAATACGCCTGTGTCAAAACTAGCACTAGAATCTGCCGCTACGCCCTTGTGACTGTTCAAACTCCCATCAAAATGCCAGAGACCTACACAG